ACGGTTGATCAAGCCAAGCTCTATAGGCAAGTCCGATTTCGATGGGACAAGAGAGTGGTTCGGTCAATTTAAGTGGAGAACCGCAACCAAAGCAGCAGCGGGTGAAAGCGGCTGTTCCATATCTATTCCAGAGCCAGACTTTTTCAGGCTGTCCGGAGGCGGGGATGACTGGTTTATTCTGACCTGGGACAGTGACGACGCGGACACGGCTGGGGCCTGGGAAGATAACGGGGACATTCTTGGGTGGCGGATACTTATGTATAAGTATTACCCGACAAGCGGGGTACAGCAGTCGGACTGCTTTGAGCTTGATTACATTAGATTTTTGGAAGTTTAAGGAGATAGTTATGCCGAAGGTAGGAAACAAGAAATTCAGTTATGACGCAGAGGGAATCCAGAAGGCTCGCGAACATGCAGCCAAGACGGGTATCCCCATGGAAGTTGAGCAGCGGTACAACGTGGGTGGGTTGGTTAAGAACGGGGCCAAGAAGAGCAAGCCCTTCACCACTCGCGGAGTGGGGGCTGCGACCAAGGGAACTAAAACAAAGGGAAGTGTCTAATTGTCGTTCACTTATACGCAGTTGAAGACTGCAATACAGGACTATTGCCAGAACTCAGAGACGAGTTTTGTCGCCCACCTGAATGATTTTATCATCTCGTCTGAGGATAAAATATTTTCTGCTATTCAGATGGCTCCGTTCTGGAAAAGCGATTCGTCACTGGTCACGGCCAATGGGACTGCTGAGTACACGGCTGCTGCTGGGTCTGTAGATATATTTTCTGTGAGGATCGGGGAAGCTACGGTCACGGGAGCCGAGACAGTAGAAGATGGTCCCGTTCGGTATCTCCTAAGAAAAGATTACGACTTCATGCTTGAGGCGTATCCGGGATCCTCTTCTGCGAAAGAGACCGGAGTGCCCAAATACTACGCGGTCTCCTCGGCGTCGATTACGTCGGATGACCCAACCCTGACTGTTCGTCTGGGTCCCATACCGAATGCCATTTACGCGATTACCATCGACTATTACGGGAAGGCTTCTGCCGATTCCCTTACCGAGAAGGGTGACGCTGGCCTGACATGGCTCAGCTCCACATTCCCCCAAGTCCTGCTCCACGGTTGCTTGGTTGAGGCATACACCTACATGAAGGGTGAGCCTGACCTCATACAGCTATATCAGTCTCAATTCCAAGAAGGGATCGGGATGATGAAGAACCTTGGTGAAGGAAGACAGAACGCAGACGGATACACAGACGGGACCAAGAGAGTCCCCAGTCAATAGGATTATTAAATGCCCTCATATTCAACAGGATATCAAATCAAGCTGATAGCATCGGGTGAAGAGGCCGGAACGTGGGGCACAAGCACCAACGAGAACCTCAGCCGCATCGAGAATGCGGTGGGTGGTTGCGTTGCAGTCAACGTGACCTCGCCTCCCTCTGGCTCCACTTGGACATCTGGCACCTTGACTCTTACTTGGCTTCAGCAAAACACTGCGGCTTCCGGCACTACGGGATCTACTGCTGTGGGCGCGGGTCGGGCGAAGATGGTGGTGTTTGGGGACGCTGCGTCGGACCTTGGCGGCACGGTGACGGTTCAGGTTCGTGGGAATACTTCTTCGGATTACCCTGAGCGAGTCTTCTTCGTAAAGAACGATCTCACGGGCGGCGAGAGCATTACCTTCGATCTAGGAGGCAGTGGTGACTATACGCTTCGGAATGGCCGATATGCAGTGCTGTTCACAAGCGCCACAGCCAAGGGTACGGGTACGAAGATCGCCGCCAACAGCCTGAACAATGCCCTTGCCCACCCCCAGATCAGTAACCTTGACTTTCAGGACGATACAACCGCAGAGATCACTGTTGCGGACAGCCAGACCAGCGCGCTGACCATTACGGATGGAACCAGTAGCCTTGCTGTGTTCGACTCCACAAACAATCAGGCCGTGTTCGCCAAGGTGGATATCAACGGAGGTACGGTTGATGCCGTGACCATCGGGGATTCCTCCAGCTTGGGCAGTAACAATGTCCTCATAGGGGCAAGTGCGGGGGCCGCCTTCAGCTCAAATACGGACGAGGTTGTTTCGGTCGGAAGCTCGGCCATGGCCTCGGGCGGCGGCGGTTCGGCGTCCAATCAAAACTGTGTCGCCATAGGATTTGAGGCTGGCAAGACCGCGACATCATCCCCCCAGAATGTCTTCATCGGGTCTAATGCCGGGGAGACTTCGGACTATACGCAGCATTCTGTGTATGTGGGGTTTTCTGCCGGGAAGTACCACAAGGGCGCTTCGGGTGATTACGCCCTGAGAAACGTGGGAATTGGCGCTTGGACAATGACCGGAGCTGACGACTCTGCGGACGGGGGTGGAGATTGTGTGGCGGTTGGGTCCTATGCCCTGAAGGACTACACGAACAATGATGAATGTGTGGCGATTGGGTCCTATGCCCTCGGTAAGTCGGCGAGTGGCAATGACAATGTGGCGATTGGGTTCAAGGCCATCTATGACGGTACCAGCGTACCCACTGGGGCCAACAATATCGCAATCGGGTCTGAGGCCCTCAAGGCTGCTGTAGGTGCGGAGGAGAACGTCTGTATCGGGAGCAACTCGGGTTATGCCCTTGTGAGTGGCGATGGAAACGTGATGATTGGATACGAGTCGGGTAAGGCAGAGACTGGCTCCAACAAGCTGTACATCGAGAATAGCGACAGCGCCGCGCCCTTGATCTACGGCGAGTTTGATAACGATAAGGTGCAGATCAACTCGGGACAGAACACAGACACTCTCACTATACGGCCAACGAATGGCAGTTATGCTTCAAGTGGAATTAACGTAAACACTACGCGAGCCGCGAACGCTGCCTTTAACTTCTATGAAGGCACTGCGGACTCTCAGGTGAAATTCAAAGTAGACGGCACTGGTTCCGTTTATAACGATACGGGCACATATAGCAGCCCTGCTGACTATGCGGATATGTTTGAGTGGGAGGACGGAAACCCGGACCCCGAAGACAGAATTGGAATGACCGTCGTTGTTGGAGACGAGGGGAAGATCAGGCCCTCCAGAGAGGGGGACATCCCCGAAGATATTTTTGGTGTGATTACAGGTACGGCCTGCATGGTCGGGAACACGGCGTGGAGTCACTGGGACGAAAAATTTATCAAGGATGAGTACGGACGTACCATTCATCGGAGCGTGACGGGCAAGCCCGGTCCCGTTCTCAATCCAGAGTTCAATGAGGCGGCTGTGTATGTGCCCCGAATGCACAGGCCCGAGTGGGCCCCGGTGGGTCTTGTGGGTCGGATCCACATCCTTATCGGTCAGGCCGTGAATCCCGCTTGGCGCAAGCTCCGTAAGGTTTCGGAGACCACAGAGGAGTGGCTCGTCAGGTGATCAAGAAGCTGACCATACCCCCGGGTTTGAGAGATGAGTCCACCTCCTTGGCGGCGGGACCCAGTTGGCACAGCGTGAGCAACGTCAGATTCAGGGGTGGTTATGCCGAGTCTATTGGTGGCTGGACTGATTCTGGCACCGCAACAACCTATCAGGGTTCTGAGAGTGACATGATGGGTGTGGCTAGGGGCGTCCTGACTTGGAGTGACTACTCCTCCAGAAGGCTGGGCTGCGTTGGGACCAACTGGAAGTTCTACGCCATAGGCGGCCTCACTGCCGTTGATATCACCCCGATAAGAAGCTCCGTCACCTCTGGGGTTACGTTTACAGCCGTGGAGGGATCGGATATTTTATTGGTTGGACACACCGATCATGGCGCGGTGCCGGGCGATTTCGTCACATACAGCAACGCCGTTACCTTGGATGGTGACATCACGGCTGCGGTCATAAACGGTGAAAAGCAAATAATTTCAGTTCCAACTGCGGACACATACACGATAGCTGTCTCCGTTGAGGCGGCTAGCGGCGATACCGGGGACGGGGCTGGTGTCGATGCCGACTACCAGATCAACGTGGGCCAGCCCGATCAGGTTCTGGGTGGTTGGGGTATGGGTTTTTGGGATGCAACTGGTTTAAGTTGGGATTATGCCCC